TCGGCGCTCATCACCGAGCGCCATTCCTCTACCGTCCGGCCGCCGAGGGCGAGGGCGAGGGTGTGCCAGAATTCGCGGGTTGGGTCGCCTCGGAGTTTTTTGCACGGTCCTCTGTGCGCATTGCCCGGCGGTTGAACTTCAGGCCCTCGCTCATCACGACACTCAGTCCGGCATGGGGCCACGTGTCAAGCTCGGCCACTTCATCGTCAGAGAAAAGGCGGTTGCCCGCTTCGTCGCTGAGGAATAGCGCCGCGCACCGCGCACGTACCTGCTCGGTCACGTCCATCGGGTTGCTCTTGTACGCGTCCAGCAAACTCTCGATGTAGTCGAGCTCGCCCGCGTTCACAATCCGCAGGATGACATTGCCATCCCACGGTGCCACCTCGATCTCTTTGGTCCGTCGCAGGCCAGCCGCCCGCTGAATTCCCGTCTTGTTCAATACACCCATGGTTGTGCCGTCCTGTCTAATTAAGCTGCTGCGATTTCAAAGTCATCGCCGTCCCAGGTGACCGTGATCGTCGCGGTCATCTTCCCGTTCACCGGGATGCTCGCGGTGTAGCCGGAGATGAAGCCGGACCCGACGATCTTCTTCCCGGTGCCCAGGGCCTTCGGGTCAATCGTGATCGTCTCCACGGTGCCGATGGGAGGCTCGGCAGTGGGGTCGTATTCGATCTCCAGGCTCATCTCGCCCAGGTCGGCAAGGTCGGCCGGGAGCTTCTGCATCCAGTCAACACTGCTCATGTTGTTCGCGTCGATGCTTTCGAGCGCGATGGCGAAGGGGTCCACGTTGATGATCTTGCAGGTGAATCCACCGGAGAATGTGACGGTGGTCCCCGTTCCGGTCTTGGCGGTAATGGCCATTGCTCTACTCCTCTACCGTCTGATAAGCGGCTTTAAAGGTTTGTTGTATGCAGTACAAGGGCTCTCCTGAGCCGTCGTCAATTCGTACATCGCCGTCCCGCTCGTCCACGAGATACACCGTGTCAAGCGTCACCGCGTCATCGTCCACCGTCACCTCGCCAGCGAAGCCGTCCAGTGCAGCCTCGGCCGCTTCCACCACCGCGCTCACGTCGTCGAAGTTCGTGGAGTACCACTGAAACTCCACCTCCACCTCGCGAAGGCCAGAGGGCCCGCCCAGGTGGTGATGGGGCGTCGTCTTACTCCGGAAGAAAATACCCAGGGGGAAGGTGTAGGGCTGCGGTGCCGCGCCACGGGTAAGCCGTGCGCCGATAATCGCGGCCACGGCCACGTTGTCCAGCAGCACTGCGCGTAATGCGGTCTCGGGGCGCAACAGGCTCATGTGGGCGCCCCCTGTTCCAGCAGTGCCGAGGCCTGTTTACTTATCTTCGCGGCACGGCGCGCCCGCTTTTTCAGTTCGCGCTCGATGCCCTTCCAGGCTTCCCGCGTAAATATCGCTTCCACCAGTGCGGCGTTTTCTTCGAGCGCCGGAATCAGCCCAGGGTGCGGGCGTGCGCCCGGGTGCTGAATCACAAGGTTCTTGCCCTGGACAATCCGGTGCGGCTTGGTGCCAAGTTCCAGCAGGTGCGCCGTCTTCGCAGGATTGTGCCACCGTGCTTTGACGCGCCCGGTCAGGGGGTTCAATTTCGCTTTAACCGTCTTCGCGCTTTCGTCGGTGATCGCGCCAATGCGGACGTAGTGGTACTGACCTTTGTTCTTCACCTTCTGCTCGAAGCTGATCGCGTCGGCAATCGTGTGGGAGAAGGGACGGATCCGGTTCTTGGCATCAGTCACCACCGGCTGCACCGCCATCTTGATAGCACGGCGCATGATGCGGGTACCGGCTTTATCCAAAGCCTGCAACCGCCCCATCACTTCGTCGTCTCCGGTGAGTTTCACGCGCATCAGGCCCGCTCCTCACATTGCAATTTCAGCATCGTGCGCTTGGCATCGGGAATAACCCCGTGAATCTCCAGCACGCGGCCTTCCCAAACGACGCGCATTCCTGACTCCACCGTGGACCGATAGCGAATCACCACCTCGTGGGTCAGGCGTGCCGTGTTCTGCGCGCCCTCGTAGCCCTCCTTGGCCTCCATCACCTCCACACTGGCCCGAATACTGATCACCTGACTCCACCCGCCCGTGGGCGTCCCGCTCGCGCCTACCGTGGTAGCGCGCGATTGCAGGGCAATGCGGTGCTTGAGTCGGCCAGACCTCATTCGTTCAGGCCCTCTTCGTCAATGTCGAGTGCGCCGCTGAAGCGATACAGCCGGTCGCAGTAGTCCGCACCGGAAGGCACGGAAAGCAGGTTTACAGGCGCGGTCTCTTCACGGTTCTCGTACCAGTGCGCAATACGCATGAGCATTCCCTGGCGCAGCAGCGTCGGCACCGTGCTCACGTCTTCTTCGGTCGGTTCGTATCCAGCCACGAAGGTGATGGTCACAGCGTTGCGCTGGCTCCGCGTGGCGGGCCATACCTGGGCGTACTTCAGCACCACCCGGCCCGGCGTCGTGTAGGGGTCTACCTCGTACACGTCCGTGCTCAGGGTCTGCGTGGTGCCGTCCGTGTCCACATAGGTGATGCTCGAAACCGAGACCAGCGGGGGCTTGGGCAACTCGATGCTGTCGCCACAAGGGAAACCGCCCAGGCGCAGGGCGTAGGTAGCTGTCACCAACTGGCGGCCTGTCCGCGCCTCGCAGGATTCACGGGCCGCACTGATGAAGGTACCAATGATCGTATCGTCCTCGGTGAAGTCCGTCTCCACGCGCAGGTGCGCTTTGGCCTCCGTCAGGGTTATCGGCTCGCTCGCGGGCGCTATGGTCTGCACCAGGCTCATGCAATGCCCTTGGCGTTGGGGGCCGCCGTCCGTGCCTTGCGCGGCGCAGGGGCCCCAATGGGTTCGATATAGCCGTTCTCCAGTGCGACACGGGCAAGCTCAGGATCATCAATAACCGCACGCTCGCCCATGATGTACTCGCGAACGTGGATGCCGTTGATGGCGCCCTTGAAAGTCTGTCGGACCAGATACGTGCTCATGTACAAAAACTCCGTTGCTATTCAGCGCCAGGTGGTGGCGGGTCCGAAAACCCGCCACCAGCCCGGCACAACCCCACATGGCGACAGGCCAGCGGAAGGAAAGAGATCAGGAAGCAGGCACGTAGGCCGGGAAGCCCTTGACCAGTTCAATCGCAATCGGCACGCCGTTCGCAATCGTGCCGGCCGGGGTCGCGGTCACTTTCAGGAACCGCTTATCACCCACGTACCCGAACTGGTGGACCATGGCGGTTTTGGCCGCGTCGTCGATGGTGAGCACCACGCCACTGGCGGGCGTTGCACCAACAATGTCGATGGTGTCCACAGCGGCGTAGGTACCAGCCGCACCGGTGCCGTCGTCGTCGGCGTCTTCCACGAGCACAGTGATTTTGTTGGTGCTGTTCAGGGTATCGCTTGCGTGCTTCGCGCCCACGTGTACCACGACGACCGCGCCGCCGAAGGATTGCAGGTCAAGATCGCCCGTGTTTTTCGCACCGACAGCGACCGTCATGACGATGGGGTTTACCCCCTCCACCACGACAATGTTCGAGTCCAGGTCTCGCATCGTATCTTCTCCCAGGCTTCATGCCTGATTGGTGTTCAGGTTATGGATGGGGGGCGCTCATGCCCCCCATCCCATTCAATTGTTTGATCAGCTGGAGGCGAACTTGAACGCCAGGTAGGCGTCGGTATCCGCCACGTCACCGCCCACGCGCATCGTCGCGTAGAACTTCACCCATCCCTTCTTGGTGAGCGGGTCGCGCAACACGACCAGGCCACGACGGGCGATGATCTTGTACGCGCGGTTGAAGTCGCCGAACGCAACGGACAGCGAGTTGGCCGCCTTCGCGGGCATGTCCTCGTTGTCCACCACGGGGAAGCCGCCGATGGTGGAAGGCGTACCGGCCTGGAAGCTGGGCTGCCAGATCGGGAGCTTGTTCCCATCCACGAACTTCATCACCTCGGCTTTGCGGGCCCGGCTCATCATCCACTTGCCGTTGGCGCGATACTGCGCCTTGAGCAGTTCAGGCGCACCGAGCAGCTTCAGGTGGGGATCCGTTCCCGCCCAGTCGCCAGAGCCACCCGTGGCCACATACAGCACCTGGCGCCCGGTCGGCGTGGTGCTGGTGGTGTAGGTCAGCAGGCCGCGAGGACACTTCACACCGTTGCCGGAAACGAACTTGGCGTTCTCCGCCTTGGCGAAAGCCTCGGCAAACTGGCGGTTCAGGTCGGACTCGATGTCGTACTCGGCGTCTTCGAGCATCTTCGTGGTGGCCATGGGCATTGCGTAGAGCTCGTGCACCGGAATGCGCGTCTCGGCATATGTCGGACCGTCGGTATCGGCGCGGTCTTCCTGTTCACCCACCCAGCCGCTTTCGAGTTCGCTGGTCTGCATCAGACCGCTGTACTCACTGCCGGAGATGTTGATGACGTTGGCAAGCCCACGCATCGGGGAGGCTTCCTGCACGAGCGGCATGATGTCGGTGTCATGCGTCACCGAGTAGAAGATGCCGCCCTCTTCGGCCACGCTCAGGTTGAGCGACTTGCCGAACTCGGCCAGCTTCTCGTTCACGGTCTCCCGAAGGGCCGCCTTGCCGGTGCGAAGGTAGTCCACGATATTCTGACGAACATCGCTGGGCATCGCCGTCTTGTGGCCACCCGC